GTTGGCGATGTTGGCGAACTTCGCCCCGCAGGTCTCCATCCGCTTGTCGCAGCCCGCACGGATGGTGAAAGTGTCACTCTCGGCGATGGACCGCACCGGCGCCTCGAGCAGGGTCAGAACAGCGATGCCGTCCGTCACGTCATGGCCCAGCACTTCCGCGCGACGCCCCGCATTCGTGCCGCTGGTCCATTCGATTATCCCGAAGGTGAACCAGCCGACCACGAACCCGCCGAGCCCCGATGCGGTGAAGGCGCGGTCGCGCAGAAGGTCGATCACCGCACCGGTGCCCTTGTAGGTTGGATCCTCCAGATCGACCTCACAGCGCGCATCGCCGAGCACGGCGTCGCAGGTCGCCTGGAACGTCCGCCCGACCGTCTGGCCCAATACATGCGCGAGCGATCGCACCTCGGCGACGAAGGCCAGCCGCCCGCGCCGGATCTGGCCGATGGCCCCGCGCCTCATCAGCACGCGCTGGCCGGTGTCGGCCCAATTCACCCGCCAGACCTCGACCGCCGCGTTGTCCCAGCGGCCGTCGAGGATGTCGGTCTCGGTGATCCGGTCGGAGGTCAGCACGCCCTCGGCATCCTGTGCATCGACCGACAGGTCTGACCCCGAGCGCACCTCGGACGCCGTGAGCCCGCTCTCGGGCTCGAAGTCGGTGCCGTCGAAGCTGAGCGTCCGGTCGTGGTCGGTGAAGCCGAAACTCGAGCCATCGGCGCGCGCGATCCGCCAGCACCAGGCGAGCGTCGTCGTGCCATCTTCGAGATGGGCCTGCAGGGCGGGCGAGAAGGTCTTCATCGGCGCAGTTCCAGAAGCGGAATGGAGGTGATCGAGCCGAGCCTCTCGAGGTCGAGCGTCACGTCGAGCACGTCGGTGTCGAAGCGGACGGGCACGTCGAACTCGAACCCCGCGGTGATGGCGCCGCCCGATCCCGGCGCGGTGCTGAAGGTGACCACGCCGGTCGTGGTGTCGACCGACCAGCCGGAGGGCTGCTCGATCCCGCCGAGCGCAATGCGCACGGTTTCGGCCACCGGCTTGGCAATGACGCGTGTCCAGCACTGAGCGCCGGACGCGTAGCGCTTCACCAGCTGGAAGGCGGTCGTCGTGCCGTCGCTGGTGCCGATCGCCTGGTCGGTCGGCGACGGCGTGCCCGACGGCAGGCAGGACTTGTGGTCGCCCCAGTCCTTGAAGCGGAAACCGTGAAGCCGACCGTTGCGCGCCTCGAAGAAAGCGACGACCGCCGCGAGATCGTCGGCGCGGCGGATGCCGTAGGCGACGTCGTAGCGGCGGCGCGAGTTGGCCCAGCTGGCGTTGCGCTCCTCGTCGCCCGAGGCGAGCTCGACGATCTGGGTGCGCCGCTCCGGCCCGCCCCTCGCGCCTCGGCTGATGTTGTCGGGAAATCGAACCTCGTGAAACGCCATCAAGTTTCTCCTTGGTTCGTGCTCTGGCCCCCGCAACCGGTTCCCACTTGCGGGGTCGCACTCACATGCCCCTGCGCCCGAGCGACACGGCGCGGGCGATGTCGGCGGCCACCTGTGTCCTTGATTGGCGGAAGCTTTCGGCGTCGCGGGCCATAATGGTGACGTTGACCCCGCCGCCTGCGCCGTAGCTCTGCGCCTCCCGGCGCGACAGCACCCGTTCGCCGCGTTGCAGGATCGCGGGCACCTCATCGTGGCGAAGCCCGGCCATGCCGCCGCCATGCATGCGGGGCGCGGCGGCGAAGGCCATGGCCGGGACCATGCGCGAGGGCGCGGCCGATCCGACCATCCCGCCCGCATGCAGGACGTTCGCGAAGATGCCGCCTGCGCCGCCAAGCGCGCCGGAGAGCGCATTGGCGATCGGCCCGAGGATGAACCGCCGCGCCGCGAGCTGGGCGAGATCGGCCAGCAGCGAGGTGACCAGGTCGCGGAAGTTCAGCTTGCCGGTCTTCACGAACTGGCCCACCGCGTTCTCGGCCGACTGGAAGGCGCCGACGAGGCTCTGGCCGATATCGCCGCCGATGTCGCGGGCCTTGCTGGCATAGTCGGAGAGCGCAGACGTGACCGCCTGCCAGCCGGTGACGGCAGCTTCGGTGGCGGACTCCGCTGCCGCAGCCGCAGCCCCGGCCGCCGCACCGGCTCCCGCGGCGGCACGTCCGGCATCGCCGAGGGCCGTCTCCAATCTCTCGGCCGCTCCGGTGGCTTCGGTCAGCGCATCGGCACCGTTCGGCGGGACAACCGTCCCCCGGACGGTTGTCTGATCCGCCTCACCGTCGGTGCCGCGCACGGCATCGCGCAGCGCCTGCCAGCTTTCGAGCGGCGCGCGGGCCCCTTCGGCCAGATCGCGCGCGGCGCCGCGATAGAGATTCGCGGACTCGAGCGCCCGGTTCGCCGCCTCGGTCAGTCCGAGATCGGGCGCGGTGAGCGGGTTGTCCTCGAAGGCCCGGTCGAAGGCCGCCTGTGCCGCTGTGGTGGCAGCACTGGCCGCGCCCTCGAAGCGGTTCTCGATCTCGCCCAGGTCGAGGTCGGGCACCAGCGAGATGCGGCGCTCGGACCCGAGCGCTTCCAGCCCCTGGTTGATGCCTCCGATGAAGCCGTTGATGCGCGAGACCACGCCGTTCAGCATCGCCTCGACGCCATCGACCAGGCTGTTGGCCGCCTGGAACGCCAGATCGCCGATGGCGGCGGGCAGCAGGCCCCAGATCGCCTTGATCGCCTCGTAGGCGCCCTCGAACGTGTTCGCGGCGGTGTTGCCGAACGCCACCACGCTCTCGATGGCGCTCTGCATGCCCGACGCGGCGTCGGCCTTCAAGTCGAAGAACATCGCCGTGGCGGCCGCGCCCGCCGCAGCAGCACCCATCCTGATCCGCTCCCAGACCTCGACCGCGAGGTCTTTCAGGAGCGACATCGCCTCGCCGAAGCCGCCCGCACCGGAGACGAGGCGCGTGAACTGATAGACCAGTTCGCCCGCGCCGACGATCAGCGCCCCGCGCAGCACGACCAGCGCCGTGGCGAGACCACGGACGGAGAGCGCGGCGGCGGCCATGCCCGCCACCCAGCGGCCCGCAAGGAAGGCCGCGAAGGTGCCGGCATAGGTGGTCAGGCGGCCGATGTTGTCGAAGAGACCGCGGATCGCGATGCCCAGCGGGCCGGTGCGGCTGGCGACCGCAGCCATGGCGTTGGCGACGGCTTCCAGTGCAGGCGCCGCAGCGACGGCCAGCTGGTTCGACAGCCCCCGCCAGATCAGACCGAGCCGGGAGATCGCGTCGTTTGTCCGCTCGATCTGGTCGGCATCCTGCTCCGAGACCACGACCCCAAAGGCAAGGACGTCCTCCGTCGCCTGGCGCAACGTCGCGGTGTCGATCCGGCTCATGGCGATGGAGCCTTCCTCGCCGAAAAGCTGACCCGCGACCGCCGCGCGTTCGGCGGCAGGCACGAAGCTCTCGATGGCGGCGTTGATGGCACCCACACGCTGGTCCAGCGGCAGCGCGATCAGGTCGGTGGCGGAAAGGCCCAGCCGGTCGAGCGCATCGGCGGCAGGGCCGGTCCCGGCGGCCGCCTGGCTGAGACGGCGCGTCAGATCCTTCGTGGCCTGTTCGATGCCGGACATCGACACGCCCGCAAGTTCCCCCGCGCGCTCCAGCGTCTGGATCGAGGCGACGGTGGTGCCGAGGGACTGGGCGAGCTTGGCCTGTGCATCGACGGTCTGCAGCCCGGACCGGATCATCGCCACGCCAGCGGCGGCGGCGGCCGCCACGGCAGCAGCGGCAGCGACCCGGACCCGGCGGGAAAACGCAGCGAGCCGGGCATTAGCCGCTTCCATCTCCCGGCTCAGCCGTCCGAAGCCGCGCGATCCGGCCTCGCCGACACCTTCCAGCTCGGCGCGCACCTGCCGCCCGCCCACGGCCGCGAGGCGGACGCTGACCCTCTTCTCAGCCATGGGAATGATCCACTTGTTCGTTGAGTTTTGCGACCATCACCGCTTCGATGACCGGCAGCAGTTCGGCCATGGCGAGGGGCGGCACGCCGAGCGCGTTCCCGAGCGCGAGCGCTGCGGTCAGATCCCAGCCGATCACCGCGCCGGGCAGCACTCTGATCTGGCCTCCGAGCCGGCCGACGAGGTCCCAGACCTGCCAACCCTCCGGCGTTTCCGGACGGTTCAGCCGCGCCGGGCAGTCCGGGCAGGCTTGCGCGCAGGCTTCGCAGTAGCGCTCGCCCCCGCCGAAGGACCATTCGGCGAGAGCGCGGAGGCGTTTTTTTCCTGCTCCAGCAGCAGACCCTTCGAGACGTAGGTCAGCTGGAAGGCCTCGAAGATCGGCCAGACATCGAGCAGCGCGTCGATGGCCTCCGGGCTGGGCTCGATGGGATTGCCGTCGGCATCGCCGATGCCCTCCCAGGAGAGCACCGCGCGGCGAGCCAGCGCCTTGGCGAAAGCCACCGCGCGTTCCTCGTCGGACGCCTCCTCGGGCACCGCCTCCACGGCGGGATCGCTGCGCGTCGCTACCATCAGCGCCGTGGTCAGCGGGCGGAGCTGCACCCGGACGCCGGGGGCGAGGTCATGCCAGCGCGGCGCGTTGGTCAGGTCGAGTGTGAGCATGCTCAGTACACCTCGATGTCGTTGATCAGGGTCGCCGTGCACATCCGGCCGACGATGCTGTCGCGCGCCGCCTGCCAGTCGAAGGTCGCCTGCACGCCCTGCGG